TGACTCGAACACTGCGTTTAATTCCTCACCGCGGAGCACTCCGGATCCCAGTGCCTGTGTAAGCTGCAGGGAGGCGGAAGCAATTTCCTGCTGGCTTGCCCCGGCAATGATGAACTGTTTGTTCAGGTTCTCCGTAAACTGGATAAGCTCTGCATTATTGGAAAATGCTTCCTTTGCGTTTTGTCCTATTTTTGTAATAACATTTGCGGTATCCAGATAGGAGGTCCGTGTTCTCTGGGCTGATGCAAAAATCATGTCCTGGAGTGTTTCCGTGGATTGGAGTCCATCGTTTATCAGGTCCAATTTCGCATTAACCTGGGATTGCGCATCAGCAGTTGACAAAAACATCTTTGTAAGGACCATGGCCCCTGTAGCTGCTGCAATTTTTTTTATCGTTGACAGTAGTCCTTTGGCTGATTTATTAGTATTTTCAATTTCTGCTGTATGTTGCCTTTGATTGCTTATGGCCTTAAGTAATTCCTGGTTCTCCTGCTGTATCTGTACTCCAAGCTGACGGATACTCCCGATTACCGCACCAGAGGAACGTCCCATCGCCCGGCTAAGGTTCTGGTCCAGCATATAAGCTGACTGGTTTGCCTGAGTAAGCAACTGATTCGTCTTCTGGACAGCACTGCCTACATCCTGCACCGCGGCTACCGTGGCCCCAGAATTTTTGTTAAACAGATTGGTTACACTTTGGTCTAATGTGACAATACGGTTTAATGCGCGGTTTCCTGCAGCTTCAAATGTATTGAAGGTGGAGGAAAAGTTATCTGTTAAAACGAAAGTTTCGTTAATCACACCCATTACTTAACCTTCACCTCCTTAGCTTCTTTCTTTATCAACTCCCACATAAAAAGTTTCTCTTTGAGGCTTTTATTAAGAACTTCCGTGGGGTACACACCATGCTGACAAAGCATGTATTGGCATAACCTTGAATCCAGTGTGTCCCCAGCGGCTAGTTTTTTGCTTCTTCCTCTGCTTCATTAAGTTCATCATCAGTTGATACGAAACCATTAAAGTTATTGATTTCCCGGACGAGCTTCCCATATTCCCCAGAAGAGAGCATTCTTCCAGGTACATCCAGTGGGTCTGCTGTCTTATAGTAATCGCACAATTCCGAATCCTTAAAATTAGGAGACACGACACAGGCATCCACCAGAAGCTTCCCGTATTTCACGTTATCCAATTCCCGGACAACCTGTCCGTTGATTTTCTCCCTCTTGGTTGCCTTTGTGGTAAGCTTATTATTGGTTTCCTGGTCAATAATCCTAATCACGAAAGGTACAACATTCCCATCCTCGTCCTTGAACCGTTCGGAAATAATCACCTCTTTAGTCTCATTCATGATTGGTGGCTGTAAAAAAGCTTTAATATTTGACATGTTATCATCCTCCTAATTGTGTTGGGTCATTAAACCAGTTCAGGACCTCAATCCCTGTGAATGAGAATCCCACTTCCATCTCCAGAAAATCCGCATCTGCATCCAACATGGCCACAGGAAGCTTCTGAAGCTTCACATTGTAGAATACCACTGTCTGGGTCCCTACACTGGTTGTCGGGTCATCATTGGTTATCTGGATAGTAAAATATGGCAGCTTCCCGGTCCTTAAATACTCCTGCAGGAGCCTTAAGAAATATGGACTCCCATAATAAATCGTCATGGACCCACTTAGGGAAACCCCGGTTGTTTTCTTCTGTACCAGGGTCGTCCCCACTACCTTAAAATCACTCTCCTGAAATTCTGCATCAGACTGGAACTTCTTCAGCCCAAACATCTCATGGTTTTCCCCATCAATGGTCATGAATCCATTCCCGGATTTGCCATTAAGGGCATCACGTTCTAATAGAAACATTTATTTTCTACCTCCTTATTGCGTGGCAGTGTTTACGGATACCGTCACTATCATGTAAATCTTCTCTATACTGTCCACTGGCTGGATGGCAACATCAATCCGCACGGAGTCAACACTGTTTCCTTCTCTCACCTGTACATCATCTGCAACAAAGTTCTGGATACCGTTGCCAGCCTGTATCTCATTCAGATAGCCTACAATCCATCCCTTCATAAGATTTCTCCCGGTTTCAGTATTATCAGTCTTTCCGATATAATATAAACTGAACTGTTTATATACATCATTACAGAACTGATTAAGTACCCGCATTACCCGGTTCTTGGAAAATTCCTGACCTTTGTCCACACTGTAGGATGTCAGTGTATTGATATCTGTGCATACCTTGACGGAACCAAAAGTGTCAATGAACACAATCTCACCAGACTGTATGGCTGCTGTTATCTGCCCATCTGTCAGTTTCGGGTTAGCCTCAACCGCATCCGGATATTGTGCATACGTCAGAGACTGGTTATATCTTGCACCTGCCTCTGCACCTCCCAACCACCATGTGGCCTGCTGTGCAGTCAGTACCGTACCATCTGACAGCTTGACCCCATTGTTTACGGATATCACCCACTCGCTGTTTACTGTATGTGCATTAGCCATTACAGCCTGGCATTTCTGACCAATGCTGTTAGACACACGTTTTACAAACGCCGCAATCGCCTGTATGGCGGTATCATCAGTGCCATCATAGACCAATATATCAAACCGATATGGTTCAATGGCCGTCAAAAACGCTGCATAATCAGATGATGATATGGCCGGGTCGGTTCCTCCTGCTAATATGACCCCAGCCGTTTCTGTGATGTCAGCCCCGGTTCCATCAAATGTCACCCATGCGTTTTCTTTCAGGTCATCCAACTTTTTGATAGTCTGCTCATCAACTATGGTCCCGTCTATCACCGTACTGACATCAAATGCCCCAGCATGGTCTGCCTGTTCCTGCACGATGATGGAGATATCATTTCCCCTGATACCTTCATACAGCGCCGTGATGGTCAATGCTCCAGATGTGACCGTTGCCTTCTTACCTCCACTTCCTTTTGGCCTGTAAAGCAGGATTTTGATAGGCCCTGTGCTGACATCGCTTCCTTTCATCATTTCTCGCAAAAACAAGGCCTTAGGACTTGTGATATCATAACCGATATATGGCCTTAAATCTTCGCCAGGCAATATTTCCTTAATGGTCTCCGTAGGTCCCCAGGAAAGCGGCTCTGCGATTACCACAATGCCTTTATCCCCAACATTGGTATTGATGTTGCCTTTGGACTTGACATTGATATATACACCGGGCTGCACTTTGTTCTGGTTTGTCCATGTACCTCCTGCCATGTCTACTTACCTCCTTTCAAAACTTTGTCGAGGGCCGCCCTCGCGTCCTCTATGGTGTATTCCGGCTCCTGCAGGATTGCCCTGGCAAAATCCGGTTGATATCCTGACAGGACCTTACTATGCAGTAATTTGTCGGTCGGATATTTCTTCAGCTTCTTCTGTTGCGATATCGCAATAGAGCCTTTAATTTTATTTGATGCTGGCATTGTTTTCCTCCATTATCTGCATCAGTTCATTGTTTCTTGGAGCGCTTACCCGTTGCCGGATATGGAATTGATAATGCATTTCATCATCTTCTGTCTGCCATTGCCGCTCAAAGGTACGTATCTTGGCTGTCCTTCCACTACTGTCTACATAATCAAACAGTTCCAGCGTCCCATCCAGGTACTCTGCTATGGCCTGTATCTCCGCATTTCCATTTACGATATTACGTTGCTGCACAAACACGATATCAACACCCAGGTCACGCAGGAACCTATCATTCATATGTTTTTCAATTTTAGAGGGCATGAAAAAAATAAAAAAGCAAGGGTGGTCTGTCCCCTGCTGGTTTGGGCTGGCATATACCGGATAATCCGGATACCGTGCTGTAAGTACTCCGGCCAGGCTGTTTATGATGTTCTCCAACGTGAATATCATTTGAATGCCTCCCTCACACGCTTTCCCAGTTCCATACGGACCACATCGCGGTATTTTCCGATGGCCGCTTCTTTCATGTATTTTCCCTCCACATACTTAGTCCTGGTTCCAACGGTAATTCCGCCCATGGATGGATTTACCTTTTCCAGCATATTTCCGTTAATTATCAATCCTGGTACAAAATGCTGGTCCATCCGATGTCCATCATTAACATAGGATGCGTGCTGCATGTTATTAGCCAACGTTGTCCTCACGCTAACACCTGTGATGACTGGTTTCGTCACACTGTCCGTTGACCAATGCTGTGCCAATCCCCCAGAACGCGTCCCTGTCCCGGATATACTCACGCCTCCATTGGGCGGTGTCTTTTCCGTAGCACTTTCCACCGCTGCTATGGTTGCCCCCTCTGCGACTTCCACCATAATCCTCGGCACATCTTGCCCTGCCTTGTGCAGTTCTTCCAGTCGCTTACGCATCTGACTTCCAAAGCTTGACATCCCATCACCTCACGATCTCATCCTTGAGCAATCCAACTGCCTGATGCTCCAGGCCTGTAAGCGCCCCTCCTACCGGGTCATAATATCTTTGCGGCCCGCCAGCGAAATACCGTTCCGCCTGGTTTGTGTACCCCAGGTTACCGCCACGGACAATCATCAACTCATCACCGGCCTGGATGTCCACTGACAGGTCACACGCCATCTTCTCCGTGGACCGTTCCGTTGCGGCTGTCCCTCCCATGACAGGACCATCCCGCTTAGAACTGTATACCCTGCACGGGATGGGGTCCGTATTCTGCTTCTGACGCGCCTGTTTCGTTATATTCCCGTCTTTAACCGGTACTACACGGTATATGTCAACCGTATCCGTATACCATCCTCCAAATATCGGATTATCAAATAACATACATTCCCCCCATCCCAATCATACGCGCCATGGAAATAAGCTGCTGTCCGTACTGTGTCGCATTCCAACTTCCCCATTTTGCCATGGATAACGTTATGGCCTCATTATCGTACTTTATGGATGTATCCCCCATGGACGCCTCACTGATGAGGCCCGTCTGCTGACCACTTCCGGCTGCCTGTGCTGCCGTGGCAGAGCCATCTGAATAAGTCTTTAGGTATAGGGCGCTGAAATGTGCCACATACAGTCCTGCTGCATATCTCCATGTTTCAAAGTAACGGCTTGGAAGGATTGACCGGTTTGCATTCCCAATAAAGATACCAAGGATTCCTTCTGGTACCAGGGGTTCCCTTGGTTTCATCCCAGCTTTTGAAAACTGGGGGAAATCCTCCAGGAACATTTCCACGGTGTAAGTACCGGTTTCACCATTTGCTGGTATATTAGCCGCTGTAGCTATCACTCCGTTAAATTGCGCTCCATCCATGCCGGTACCTCCTTATGATTTGTCTTTGCCTCTCCTACCCGTTTGTTCCTTGGTTTCTTCCGGGCGGATATCATATTCCTCTGCCCTCTCTTCTGCAACCGCATCCGCTGCTTCCAGTTCCTTATCCGCTGTATTATCCGGCGTGGCGATGGAGCCGTCCTGGATGGCTGCCTGTACCAGCCAGTGCCTTGCAGCCCAATCAGGGATGTTGCCAATAAAGTCACGGGCGATGACCAGCTTCTGGTCCCCCTCGCGAATTTCAAAACACTTCTTACTGTTGATAAACATAGACTTCCTCCTTAAATCCCATCCACATAACGCATGATGTTCTCATAATACATCTGCACCTCGGATATATTTGCCATGTATGCAGTGTCATAGCACACATTCTCCGCACTCGCCTGGGTCATGACACGGCTTAATGGGGCCAACTCATCCGTTGCCACGAACCGTTCTTTATTGAGATACACGACCATACGGTCCTTTCCTCCCGTACCTGCCCCCTTACACCAGGAGCACCCGCCGATATACAGGTCGCTACCATTGGTCTTAGCTACATTGTTGTCCAGAAGGAACTGCAGTATGGTCTTTTCCGCCAGTTCTGATACCCTGGTGGTAGCCAGGTAATTGAACTGTTCGTAAGGCATGATTA